TCACGTTCGGTTGCTCAATCTCGGAAGCCCAAGCTCGCCTGAGTTATCCGGAATTCCGGCAGTGGCAGAAGTACCGAGCCAAGCGAGGATCGCTCAACTGGGGGATGCGCATAGAGCGCGGTGCAGCAATGCTGGCGACGCTCTATGCCAACTCGAAAAGCCAGAAAGGTGGTTTCAAGATCTACGATTTCATGCCGCATGACTCGGAGCAGCCGTTGACGCTCGAACAGGCAATGGAGTCGTGGGCATAGCCGGCGCGTTTTGCTGAGTGCAACCGACAACTTGACTCGCTAAGGCGGGTTTTTTTACGCCTGGAGTTTTTATGGCTTCCCGATCGCTTGGTACGTTAACGCTGGACCTGATCGCCAAGATCGGAGGGTTTACGGGGCCGCTCGATAAGGCCAGTCGCGAATCTCAAAAGCGTATGGCCGAGATCCAAAAATCCGCTGAAAAAATCGGGATTGGAATCGGCGCCGGGGTCGCGGCCGGCGTTGCAGCACTGGCCGCGCTGACTGTTTCGTCCGTGAAAGCTGGGGCTGAAATTACTCGATTTGCACAGGTGTCCGGTGCAAGCTCCAGCGAGTTTCAGAAATATGCTGCCGGTGCAAAAGCCGTGGGGGTTGAGCAGGACAAGCTGGCGGATATTTTCAAGGATGTGAACGACAAAGTAGGCGATTTCTTGCTCAATGGCGGCGGGGAACTGCAGGACTTCTTCAAAACAATCGCGCCAAAAGTTGGTGTGACTGCCGAGCAGTTTCGGAATCTCTCGGGCCCTCAGGCGTTGCAGTTGTTCGCGTCCAGCCTTCAAAAGGCAGGGCTCAGCCAGGCTGAAATGACGCAGCAAATGGAGTCGCTGGCGAACGATGCAACATTGCTTCTGCCTCTGCTGCGTGACAACGGGGCAGCGTTCAAGGTCCTGGGCGATGCAGCGCAGCAAGCTGGCGCGATCATGGACGAGAAAACCATCAAGGCTACTCAGGGCTTGGCCGCCGCCGGGTGGCTCGCAGAGCAATCCTTGGCCGGTATCAAAAATCAAGTTTCGGCATCGCTAATGCCGACGCTGAGCGACTATGCGGACATTCTTTTTGGCCTGAGCCAGGACACCGCCTCGATTTCCCTGCTTTCCGATGGCCTTAACAGCGTTCTCAAGTTTACTGCGAAAACGGCGGTTGGCATTGCGTACACCTTTGAGCTGCTGGGTAAATCCATTGCTGGTGTTGCTGCGATCGTAGTCAGCGCTTTTGATGGGGTGGATTTTTCCAGTCCGATCGATGCCATCAACAAAATTAGCGAAAACTCATCCCGTACGGCGTCAATCGTTGGCGATGATCTGGATGAGTTAGACAAAAAATACAACAAACTTTGGGGGCAAATCGATCAGGCTGGTTCGAGCGGACAGGCAAGTGGGCACCTGAAAGAAATTGCTGATGCGTTGAACGGAGTTGGAGCAGCGGCGCGCCCGGGCACCTTCAAAGCGTTGACCAAGGATCAACAGGATGCGGCCAAGGCGGCTGAGGCGGCTGCTAAGAAATTGCAGGGCGTCTTCGATACCACCGAAGAGGGCTATGAGCGTCAAATTGAGCTGATTAATACGTCAAACGATGCTCGGAAAGATGCTACCGAAATCGCCAAGCTTCAGTTTGAGATCGAGTCCGGCAAACTGGTTGGTATCAATGCTCAGCAGCAGAAACGTCTTGAGGGGTTGGCTGCTGAACTGGACGGCTTGAAAAAGCTGAAGCAGGCCAATGAAGACGCCGTAAAGCTGACTTCCTTTGGGGTTACGCTCAGAGACAGCAACCAAACAGTGAAACAGGGGTTTGAGATTGAGCTGGCTGGTGCTGGCTCAGGTGACAAACTCAAAGAGCGCCTGCGGGCCGATCTGGAGATTCAGCAGGATTACAACAAACAGGCCGCAGACCTGCAGAAGCAGCTTAATGGTGGAGACATTACCCAGGAGCTGTACGACAAAGAGACCGCAATGCTCAGCGAAGCTCTCGCCGAGCGCATGGTTTTGCAGCAGGACTACTACAACCAGCAGGACACCGCGCAACAAAACTGGCTCGATGGCGTCAGCTCGGCCTGGGAGAACTACAAGGATACGGCCACCGACTACCAGCAACAGGCAGCCGATTTCACTTCGAGCGTGCTGGAGGAAAGCACCAGCGCCGTTTCAGAAAATATCAGTGCAATGCTCACCGAGCACAAGAGCTTTGGCGATTCGGTGATGGACGTCGCTTCCTCCATGGCTAATGCGCTCATTGATGCCTTGGCCAGAATGGCCGCGCAGTGGCTGGTGTATCAAGGCGTACAGCTTGCGATGGGCGCGACCGGTGCCTCCGCTTCAGTAGCAGAGGCTGCTTTTGCAGGTCCTGCTATCGCGGCGGCATACGCGCCGGCTGCGGCGATGGCTTCCTTGGCATCCTTCGGTGCCAACTCGGTTCCGGCAATTGCCGCTATCACGTCAACCAATGCCACCGCCTCATCGATGGCCCTACTCGGCATGGCCCACGACGGCATCGACTCGGTGCCCGAAACGGGAACCTGGCTGCTGCAGAAGGGCGAGCGGGTAACCACTGCGGAGACAAGCGCAAAGCTTGATCGAACTCTTGAACGGGTTTCGAGGGAGGGTGCTGGTAGCGGCAAAACCGAAGTAAACCTCCATGAAGACGCCAGCCGCGCAGGGCAAGTGCAAACCAGCACTGGGCCGGACGGGAAGCAGATCACTGATATGTGGGTATCCAACATCCGTGGTCAGGGCCAGATGGCCAAAACCCTTGAGCAAACCTATGGACTGAAGAGAGTTGGGCGATGACGGCACTTGAAACACTGTACGCCTCTGGCGGCAAGGCTGTGATCATCCCAACGCTTGAGCTGTTCTGTACTCCATGGGCGGCGCCGATATACATCTGCCAAGGTTTCGACGACATCACGGCGAAAACTGAGGCCGGTGTGACTGCGAAGTTCACCGCAGCGGGATTTGCGGCGGCGCTGCCCAAACGGGACAACAGCGGCAATCAAACGCTGACATTCGCCATCGACAACGTCACGGGGGAAGCCCAGCAACTGATTGATCAGGCCCTGGAAGCCCGGGCAAGTATTGGGATGGTGTTCCGTATCTTTCTCTCTACCGATCTATCAGCTCCAGCTGAGCGGCCCTATCGGATGAAGGTGCTGAACGGATTCATGCAAGGTCCGAGTGTTCAGCTCAATGCCGGCTATTTCGACCTGATCAACCTCGGCTGGCCTCGCCGAAAGTACACCTTGGCCTTCGCGCCCTGCCTTCGGTACGTCTAATGTTCGAGAAATACCTCAGCGCTTCCTACGAGGACGGCGGGCGAGGCCCTGCGCAGTTGGATTGCTGGGGCCTGGCTCGGCTCGTTCGACATGAAGTGTACGGCCTGCCCTTGCTTCCCAGTTGGGGCTACGTGCGAAACAGCATGCCGAAGGAGTTCACCAGGGCGGTGAACGAGGGCGCAGCAGCCATGGAACGGTGCGAGCCTGAAGTCGGCGCTATCGCCTGCGTATGGCGCGGGCTGATCTGCATTCATGTCGCCGTGATTGTCGATGTGGCTGGCCGGCTTCACGGAATGGAAATGAAGCCGTCAGGCGCCACCATCAAACCGCTACGCAAATTCCAAGACCAATACCTGACAGTGAGCTATCACCGTGATCGAACTCTACCCGAGCAAGCTGGAAGGCCAGCCTCTGGAGCGCCACAAGACTGATCGCGTGATGACCGTCGAGGGATGGTTGGTCGCCAATGTGCCGAGCTACCAGGTGCGAGAATCGCCACCGATCAGCATCGAGGTCAACGGCCTGTTCATCTCTCCTGCGAATTGGTCCAAGGTTGAATTCAGTCCGGCCGATACTGTCCAGATTTATCCCGAACCAAAAGGAACCGGACTTGAGATCGCCGCCTGGGCTGTCGTTGCTGCGATCGTTGCGGTTGGCGTAGTCATGCTTACCCAGAAACCATTGGTGACGCCTAGCTCGGCGAACAACGCGACATCGGGCAAGGGGCTCGGCCTGGCTAAAACCACGGCCAACCAGGTGAAGCTGGGCGACGTGATCAGGGAGTGCGCGGGCGAGAACGAAATTTTTCCTGATTATCTAACCCCGACTCGCCGCTACTTCGGGACCGATCCCAAAGTGCAGTGGGTTGAAATGCTGCTGTGCATAGGCGTGGGCGAATTCGAAATCCACCCCGGCCAGGTGCGCATAGGCGGAACCCCTATCGCCTCTCTTGGCAGCACTGCCAGTTACACTATCTACGGCCCTGGGGAGTCAGTAGCGGCAGAGCCAGCGCGGTTATGGTGGCATAACTCCGAGGAGGTGGGATCTACCTCAACCGGTAGTGCCGGTCTTACTCTGACCACGACGACAAATATCGATCAGCAACTGGCCGCAGAAGCAGTCCAGTTCAGCGAATACGTGGTGTCGGTGCCGCCCTCGGCGGGCTGGTTTCCATATGGTTGGACAGCAGGCTTGATTGCTCGAATCGAGGTCATGTACCCCTACTTGTTCACCGCGCCGGCGGATGGATTAGCGACCGTTATAAGCGGCGACCATGTGCCGATGATTGGCGCCTTTGTTGGGATGAAGCTGGAGATCACGGGAGCCAATGCTGGAGAGTACGTGGTGGCCAGCTACACACCAGAAACCTCTGGGGTTCCTGGGGTAGCGGGTAGTGCGTCAATGGTGACCGGCAGTTCGGCCCCGTCTCGATATGACTTTGATGTCACGCCGCTAACATTCACGATCAGTATTGGCGCCAGTGCATACACGCTCACCCTGACCACCGCGACCACCAATCTCGCTGGCTTGGTGTCGGCCGTTAATGCTCAGCTGTCGAGCGCTAACTTGCTGGCCAGCGCTGCCGGATCAATGCTGCGTATCTCGGAGAAGGCATCACCATTCGGTGGTCAGGCCATTGTTTTTGGTGGATCGACTACCACGCTATTCGGTTCGACCCCAAGCTTTGTTACGGGCGTCAAAACGGTCGCAGCTACGCCGTATACGCCGGCCAGCATGACCTTGGCCTACGACGGTGGCGGTCCGGTTATCGGCCTGCAAGTCGGGGCGCTATGGTCATGCATTGGCTATCGCGATCTGCGCTACAGAATTGCCGCGGTATCAGGTGATGCCGTCGACGACAACGAAGGCACCGAGAACGTAGACGAAAGCCACGGCCCTTCGGCGATTACCGTCGTTCGGCTGACTGATACCGGCGCAGAAGATGAATCTTGGCCAGGTTTTGACGATACCGAGACAAACAGTGCGTCGATTACCCTCGACAGATCAACCACCGAGGGCGACTGGGCAGGGCCTTTTTATGCCTGTCCGGAAGGTGAGGTGATTCGCCGGTTTGAGGTCGACTTCTTTTTCCCTCAGGGTCTGGTGCGTTACACCGAAAAAAACGGCAATACCCGGTCTCACTGGGCGCGGGCTGAGGTCCAGTATCGTGATGCCGCAACTGCTGGTGCCTGGACGAGTGTTTCCTACAAGTTCGAGGCAATGAGTCCGGATCAGCAGGGGTACACGCGGGCAATCACAGCACCGACCTATATTCGACCAGAAGTCAGAATCCGCCGTATCGGGGAAGAGTCGCCGGAGAACTTCAAGTTCAACCGGGTGCAGTGGTATGGCCTGCGCGGTCGTATCGACAAGGCGCCGACCCGATATCAGGACTGCACCACTATGGCGCTCTATGTTCGCGGCGGCGACAAGCTTTCAGCTCAGTCGCAAAGCCAGGTGTCGGTAGTCGGGACTAGGAAGCTGCGAGTTTTCATAGGCGGGATATGGAGTGCGCCGACAGCGACGCGTGACATCGTGCCGTGGGTGAACTACGTCACGAAGTCAGTCGGCGGCACTGATGACGATTTGGATATCGAGGAGTTCGCCCGCTATAACTCGATCTGGCAGAGCCGCGGTGATCATTTTGACTACACGGTTGAAGACGACAGTACGGTCAAGGAGTGCATCAACGATGCGCTTCTGGCGGGATTTGCTGAGTTCACTCTGGAGCGTGGGCGTATCACTCCGGTTAGGGATGAGCCAAGGACGCAGTTTGGACACATGTACACGCCTCAAAACATGACCGAGCAGCTCAAACGAAACTTCAGCCTGCCGGCACCCGACGACTACGACGGCGTTGACATCAAGTACGTGGACGAGACCACGCGCGCGACAGAAGTGGTCAGTTGCCGGTTGCCTGGTGACCAAGGGCTGACCGTTCAAACCGTAACGCTAAAGGGTGTCACCAATCGAGATCGAGCTTGGCGAATAGGCATGCGCATGCGCCGTGCTCAGGTTTATCGCACCAAGAGCTACAGCTGGAGCACTGAGTTTGATGCGCTCAATAGCGGTTACCTCAGTTACGACGCAGTGGCCGATGACATCCCTGGCTATGGGCAGAGCTCGATTCTGATGGGAGTGACAAGCGGGAATGGTCTGGTGCTTCTGGAAAGCTCGGAACCCTTGACCTGGAAGTCTGGTGTTTCACACGTTGTCGCAATACGGCGTCCAGATGGCTCTGTAAGCGGACCATGGCCAGCAACCCGTCTGGATGACTTCAGGATCACCGTCCCATCGCTGGACTTTGAGCCTGATGCCTCATGGGACATCGAACCGCCACATCTTCTGTTCGGCGAGTCAACTCGATGGTGTTACCCGGTACTCATCACTTCGATCGATCCAGGCGATCACTCCGCTGATGTGGAGGCCGTTAACTACGATCCCCGCGTTTATGCGGATGATGACAACTTCGCCGATAACTAAGGGACGCAGCATGCTTGCATATCCAGAAGGGTTACCCCTGCCTTTGCGGGAGGGCTACGACTTCGAGCCTGTCAGTCCCATCGTCCGTTCGGTTTTTGTGAGTGGTCGTGCCCGCCAGCGACGGCGATCCACCAGTACCCCGACTGAAGCATCAGTTTCATGGTTGCTCAACGATGCTCAGGCTCAATACTTTGAGGCGTGGTTCGAGCACATCTTGATAGCCGGAACCTTGTGGTTTGAATGCCCACTCAAGACGCCACTTGGCCTTGACTCCTACCGGGCTAGATTCATTGACATCTACAGTGGTCCAACCTTGGTGGGTGCCAGTCATTGGCGGTTTACCGGGAAGCTTGAACTGTTTAAACGGCCAATTTTTGATGCTGACTGGATCGTTGTTGCGCCGGAATACATGCTTATTTCCGACATCTTCGACCGAGCAATGACCCAAGAGTGGCCTGCTCCTTAAGGCTTATTGGGCCGCCAAAAAACACAAACATTTTCAAGCCACCCGCCGAGTGCGGGTTTTTTTATGCTCGGAGTTCGGCATGACCACATACGCGACCGGCAATCCTGTTGGATCAACTTCCCCAAAAGATCTATTTGATAACGCCCAAAACCTTGATTATTTGCTCGTCGGTCCGAATCAATCTTATCCAGATCGACTGGGAGTGCCACGCAAGTCCTGGAAGGGCATGGAGAGCGATTTCCAGACTTTTTTGGCCAATTCTGGCTACGAAACTCCAATTCCTTATGCGGCTGGATTGCTGGTACAGCGCTATACCCAGTTAATCGAAAAGGACGGGGAGTTCTATCGAGCGAAACGAGGGATTATTCCATTCACGACAGCAGGCGTATGGGCGACGGATTCCGCCAATCTGGTGGCTGTTGGTGACGCTGCGCTGCGGCAGGAACTGGCGGCGCCTGATGGCTCGTCCAAGTCCGGATTTGTGCAAGTCGGAGTAGGAGCGGTTGCTCGCACCTCGCAGGACAAGCAGCGCGAGCGAGTCAGCTTCAAAGACTTCGGTGTTAAAAGCGATTTCTACACTGACGATACCGCTGCAGTGCGGCTTGCGCTGGCTAGCGTTCCGATCGGTACGACTCTCTGGCTTGACGGACCAACCAGGATTATCGACGGCATCACTATTCCAGAAGGCGTTATTGTCCAAGGCCCTGCCGCTCCGATCATGGGAACATTCCCAACTCAGCTCGACGACAAACGATTTCTCCGGCCTGGTTACAAACATTTGATCCCTGGAGCATGTTTTATTCTTGATGGGATTGGCGTTGCGACTGGGGCAACTGTGCGAGAGGCTCCGTATACATCGTTTCGTTACGGTGTTCGGGTTCTCGGCAACAACTCTGCAGCTCAGCTCAGAGGAGTTGGCGTGGTAATGAATATGGATGTTCTAGATGCAGACGGTAACGTAACGACGGTGGCGCAAGACAACCGGTCGGACTATGACGTGGGGCTGTTCATTCAGGACAGCTGCCTTGGAAAGTTCGATGATGTCGTTGTGTTTGGCTACTGGAAAATTGCCGGGGTATTGAATTATGGCGATGACCCGGACCAGAACACATTCACAAACGGATCATCCTCAGGTGAGCGCGGCTTCGTCAATCTGGCTACCGGCTCGGCCGGCTTCAGTGGGAACAACTTTTTCAACTGGAATTTCTATGCAAATGATCACCACAAACGGGATCTTGTTGCCGCTCAGTGGGGTACTTGCGCGTTAGCCTTCCTAAGTAAAAATGGATACATCGTCGATGGGCTGTACGTGCACGGCGGCAGGATCAACACTCACTGTGATACGCCACTGATCCTGAATGATTGCAATAACGTCTGGTTCTACGGGACCGTAATGGAGCTTCCTGATCTTGCGAGCCCTGGTGCAACCACCTCAAAATTTATAGGCAACGCTGCCGTAGACAAGGTTGGGTTCGTTGGCTGCCGCTTCTCTGACAACCCAATCTACGGTGTTGATCGGCTGGCGGGCATGATAGGTGGGCAAATCACCTTGGTTGGTGGACCAACGAATTTCACGCCGACCTCATCATTCGAAATCATCCGAGGCGGTAAAGTTGTTCGGCTCAGCATGAGTACTGCAGGCCCGGCGATGCAGCTTTCTGCCACGTATAACAGCAGCTCAGCGGGAGTTGTTTTGCGTTGCGGGGCCACAAATGATTATGAAATTGCCTTTGATGGAGTGATCAAGGCGACCCTTTCGCCGACTGGCGTATGGTCACCAGATGTCAACGAAGGGAAGAGGCTCAGGCATCAACGTTCGTCAGTTGTACTTGCGGCTGGCGCCATCGCAGCCACCCGCAGCTATCACCTTGTGACTACTGGAACCGGGGTGGGGGCCGACCTCTCAACAATCAGCGGAGGCACTTTGGGCGACACACTTTGGTTGCAAGCAGGGAATGCTTCTGAGCCGATTACGCTGAAAACTACTGGAGGGAATATTAGAATTGGTGCCGATCTTGTTCTGACCGGCTTTACTCGGGCATACCTTATGTATGACGGGGCATTCTGGACTAAGGCTTCTTAACTTGTACTCTCGTTCAGTGTGTTAATTAGACTGAACGAGAGTTGGTTTTAAAGGCCTATGATTTCTTCGATATGGAGAATATTTCCCAATCTTTAACCTGGTCTCGGCTGAAAGAGATATTTCCCGTTCTTTCAGCTGATAAATATTTTCCATTTAGCGTTAGAGTGTATTTCTCTCCGGCTTGATGGATGTCTATCAAATTTGAGAGGTCGGCAGGTAGGGCGTTAGTTGAGATAAGTGCTATTTCATTATTGGCGATTACTTTGCAGTAAAATGATTTTTCGCAAATTTGAACAGATGCTATATCTCTATCAAATAGCTTGCTGCTAGAAATGTAAAAGTGTGAAAGGCAGCGATTTTCTATTTCTTCAGCAGCTAAATGTCTGAGCGTGCCTGTAATAGAGCTATAGGCGAGAACGGTCTTGTGGTGCGTGTTGAATACACCATTCTTTAAATTCACTTCTTTGTCTTCTAACCGCGATTGGTACTCTTTCAAAATCGAGGCGCGAATAGTGCAAGGGTTTCTTTCTGAGATCCGCTTCACTGTCTGGAGCGATTCTTTCGTAAAGCCACCAGCGTCAAATACGGAGATCAACGCATTGTTGAGTCTGCGTTTTTCCTCGGGATGAATCCTCTGCAACCTTGGAGAGTGCTCCATTAGCTTGTTTAAAATTCTAGGGTGCCTGGCGGCAGACTTATGAAGCAGTCTGGAGAGTCGAATAGGGCTAGCCTTGCGAAACCCGCTGGCGAGCGCAACTAACTGATCAAATTTTCGCAGCCGCAATGCTTTGACCATTTGATCTATTTGTTGGGTCCCAGCAAGA